TGACTTCCTCGGCAAAGAACGTCTTTGCTGTGAGCTTCACCTTCAGCAGCGAGTGGGACGGGCTTACCAAGGTGGCGGTGTTCCGGGCCGGAGGCTACAAAAAGGCCGTGATTTTCGAGACGGGGCAGACCTCCTGCAATATTCCGGCGGAGGTTTTACAGAGTCCCAGCCGGAAGCTGGAGATCGGCGTTCAGGGCTACAATGAAGAAAAGGACCTGGTCCTTCCCACCAACTGGTCTGCGGTCTGCGATCTGACCCGGGGGGCAGACTTCCGGACCGAGGACACGGAGATCGACCTGGAGGTGGGGCAGAGCCTCTACGAGCGGCTGCTCCAGGCTGTGGACGAGAAGGTAGACCTTGCGGTGGGAGAGGCCATCGAGCGAGGCGACTTCACCGGTCCTCAGGGTGAGAAGGGCGACAAGGGTGACACTGGCGAGACTGGACCCCAGGGCATGCAAGGTATCCAGGGTGAAAAGGGAGAAAAAGGCGACAAAGGCGACCAGGGTATTCAGGGTATTCAGGGTATCCAGGGCGAAAAAGGCGACAAGGGCGAAAAGGGCGAAAAGGGCGAAAAGGGTGACACCGGAGCTACTGGACCCAAGGGCGATACGGGTGAGACCGGCCCCCAGGGCGAGAAGGGTGACACCGGTTCCGGCTTCCGGGTATATGGCTATTACGCCACGGTGGAGGCGCTGTCCTCTGGGGTCCAGGGCCCAGCAGCGGGAGATGCCTACGGAGTTGGAACAGAGGACCCCTATGACATCTACATCTACGACCTACAGTACGGCTGGGTGAACAACGGCCCTCTCCAGGGCGTAAAGGGTGAGAAGGGCGACACCGGCGAGACCGGACCCCAGGGACCCAAGGGCGATACGGGTGAGACCGGCCCCCAGGGCGAAAAGGGCGAAAAAGGCGACACGGGTCCCCAGGGCATCCAGGGTGAGAAGGGCGACACTGGCCCCCAAGGGATCCAGGGCATGCAAGGCGAGAAAGGGGAAAAGGGCGACACAGGCCCCCAAGGTCCCCAGGGTATTCAGGGGATCCAGGGCGAGAAGGGGGAAAAGGGCGACACCGGACCACAGGGCCCCCAGGGCGTACAGGGGATTCAGGGAGAAAAGGGGGAAAAGGGCGACAGCACCAGCGTTTCCATCACCACTTGTGTACTCAGTTCGTCCGGATGGGTGTCCCATTCAGATACGGATTATCAGTCTGCGGGCTATCCATATCGGTATGCGCTCTCCTGCTCCGGGGCAGCTGCTGCGGACAGCGCCGTCTGCGCACTGGCACCTGAGAGCCTGTCCACGGCATATAGCTGTGGGCTATGCCCGGATGTTGAGGTCGCAGCTGGGACCATTTACTTCTATGCAGGAGAGCAGCCTGGAGAGCGCATGACCGTTCAGGTAGACCTGATCCAAGGATAAAGGAGGACGCAATGAAGGGAATTATCAACGTACCTGGCACAAGCCAAAAGGAGCTTGCAGCGGTGCGGAAGACCGCTGAGGACGCGGCTGCCGCGGTCCATGAGATCGCATATACGATCAATTTAGCCCCCAGTCAGGCTGGAACCCTGACCTATACGGGCAGCGAACAGTCTCCCGTCTGGAACAGCTACGATTCCGAAACGCTTGTGATCGGCGGAACCACCAAGGCAACAGATGCCGGGACCTATTCTGCCACATTCACTCCGGCGGAGGGTTATCAGTGGCATGACAAAACAACAGATGCAAAAACCGTCAGCTGGACCATTGAGAGGGTCAGCGTGGACCTGCCCACCCAGTCCGGGACCCTCACCTATACAGGCTCCAGCCAGTCTCCCTCCTGGAGCGGCTACGACAGCGCAAAGCTGACCATGAGCGGCACTACCTCCGGCACAGATGCCGGAAGCTACTCGGCCAGCTTTACGCCCAAGACAAACTACCAGTGGTCTGACGGGTCCACAAGTGCCAAGAATGCTACCTGGACCATCAGTAAGGCGGCAGGAAGTCTGAGCCTTAGCACTACGACCCTGTCCGGCACCAGTACCGGCGCTTTGACGATCACGGTAACCAGGGCCGGTGACGGCAAGATCAGCGCTGCCAGCAGCAACACCAGTGTTGCTGCGGTCTCTGTCAGCGACACCACGGTCACCGTCACGCCAAAGGCAGACGGCACCACCACCATTACGGTCTCTGTGGCGGCAGGAAGCAACCACACGGCACCTTCCAGCAAGACCTGTTCCGTTACCGTAAGTCTGCCAAAGGTCTACGGTGTCCAGTGGGACGGCACGTCTACAACGGCATGGACCAGAACCGACGACTCTGCCAAGTTTACGGACCCGGTGCCCTATGTCAGCGGAGCAAGTTCCTACAGCTCTCCCTTCGATAACCTCCAGCCCTGGGCAGGCATGGAGCGCGTCACGGACAGTGTCGCCGGAGAACTGGTGAAGATCCCGAAGTTCTGGTACAAATGGACGAAATCCGGCAATACATTGAAGCTCCAGATCTCCGACACCGAACAGACCGGCTACTATACCTCTCCGGCCCATGCGGACCGTGGAGACGGCAGTGGCGAGCGAGACGTGGTGTATGTTGGCCGCTACCACTGCTGTTCCACCTACAAGAGCACCACCGGTGTAAGTCCGAAGGCAAACATTACCAGGAGTGCTGCCAGAACCGGCATTGCAGCCCTGGGCGCAGGCATCTACCAGTTTGACATGGCTATGCGTGTGACCATTCAGATGCTGTACTTGGTGGAGTTTGCCGACTGGAACTCCCAGACTAAGATCGGCTACGGTTGTGGAAATGGAAGTACCATCCAGAATGTGGGTGCCTCTGACAGTATGCCATACCACACCGGCACCATGCAATCCTCTCGGACAACCTATGGCGTGGGTGTCCAGTACCGGTATATTGAGGGCCTCTGGGACACCATAAGCAACTGGCTGGACGGCTGCTATTACAGCAGCAGTGGCCTGAGCATCATCAAGAACCCGGCAAACTTCAGCGACAGCTCGAACGGTACAGCCATTGGAACACCGTCTTCCGGATATCCCTCCGCTATGGAGGTCTCCACGGTGTCCGGCTTGGAATGGGTGATCTATCCCACAACAGCAAGTGGCAGTGACAGCACATACGTCCCGGATAGCTGGCAATTCAGCTCCAGCAACCCGTGTTTGTGCTCCGGCGGTTACTATAGCCAGTCCCAGACTTATGGCCTGTTTTACATGAAAGACATCGCGGAAACGTACGCGAATAACGTCATCGGCTGTCGCCTCCAGAAGCTCCCATAAATGACACGGAAGGCACATGAAAAAAGGAGAGATCAAAATGGAGTACATCTTTGGTAGTGGCGCAAGCAGCGAGGTCCTGAAAACCAAGGGCGGCGAGTTTACGGACCTGACCGGCTTTCAGGAGGTGGTCCAGGAGTATCCCGATGCCACCCGTATAGACCGTTTCCGGGTGGTAGAAAAGACCGGAGCGGACAAAGACGGGGAAGGGAACAGGTACACCTGGTACGACATCGACTGCCACAATACCATCATTGACAAATCCCCGATGCTGGAGGCAAAGCTCGATTACCTTGGCATGATGACCGGCGTAGACCTGGAAGAGGAGGATCCTACAAATGGAACACAGTCAGAAGTTTGAACTGGTGAAGAAGTACTATGAGGCCGGACGCTGGACAAAGAAGATGGTCCAGAATGCGGTTGGCAAGTGGATCACAGAGGATGAGGCCAAGGAGATCATCGGGGAGTAACCTGGAGCTGATCCAGGGGCTGACGGGCATTTGCAGCAGGTCACTCTAAGGTTACTCTAAAGTACGATAAAGGAGGGAACCGGAATGGAAACGATCATAGCGGCAGCCATTACCGGCGGCGTGACCCTGATCGGGGTACTGATCGCCAATGGGAAAAATCAGGCTGTCACAGACACCAAACTCCAGGAGCTGACCCGGGAAGTACGGGAGCACAACAACTTCGCCCGGCGTATGCCAGTGGTGGAGGAACAGATCAAGGTCATGAACCATAGGATAAACGACTTAGAGGAGGTGCAGAAGCATGAGTAAACAGTGGATGAAGGCAGCGGGCATCCGGGCCCTGAGGACCTTAGCACAGACCTTTCTGGCTACGGTGGGTACCAGTGCCCTGCTGACAGAGGTCAATTGGGCAGCGGTGCTGTCCGCATCGGTATTGGCAGGTATTCTGTCTGTGGTCACATCGGTAGCAGGACTGCCGGAGGTGACGGAGTAAGCACTTGAAAGCATTGGGGTCCCAATGTCATTCCGAGGAGCGAAGCGACGTGGGAATCCGTCTCTCGGTTGCTCAGACTGCTGCCAAGGGGACGGGGCACGGATTGCCACATCCAGTCTGCGGACTGGATTCGCAATGACACGGGGGAGGCCCTCATCCGCCCTACGGGCACCTTTTCCCGAGGGGCGAAGGTTAAAAAGGAGGAATTTTTATGGCAAATGTGATAGGCATTGATGTATCGGAGCACAATGGGGCGCTGGACTGGGCAAAAATCAAGGCAGCAGGGATCCAGTTCGCCATTATCCGGACCGGCTACGGTACATCCCACCAAGACAACTATTTTAAGGCGAACATGGAGGGTGCTCTGAAACAGGGCATCCCTGTGGGCATCTACCATTTCAGCTATGCCCTGAATGAGGCGGGGGCAAAGAACGAGGCGGCTTTTGTGATAAAGCTGCTGGAGGCCTATAAGGACAAGATCACCTTGCCGGTGTTCTTCGACTTTGAGTATGACACGGTAGCTTACGCAAAAAAGCAGGGGGTCACCCTGGGGAAGACGGCCTTCAACGCCCATGCAGCAGCGTTCCTGGAGGCTGTGAAGGCTGCTGGCTATCGGCCCGGCGTGTACTATAATCTGGACTACCGGAACAACATGGTGGACACCTCGAAGCTGGGAAGCTATGTCCAGTGGTATGCCCAGTATTCCAGCAAGGCGAGCTTTACGGGCTACGACCTCTGGCAGTACAGCTCCAGCTATCAGATCAGCGGCATCTCTGGGAAGTTCGATGTGAACACGGCCCCGGCCAGCTTTCTGACCGGAACAACAACACAGGCTGCCCAAAATTCTGCAACAACCACTTCAACTATTTCCAAAACGGAAACAGTTGCCG